GGATGTCGCAGCTGATCCTCTGCTCGCCGGAGTGAACCGTGAGGTTCCCTTCGCGGCCTACCTGGTCATCGTTAGCCCCACTGTGGGGCTCTCGCTCGCCACCCAAAAGGAAAAGGTGATCGGTCTCACGACCGCGCTTACCGCGTCCTCGGGTGCGCTTCTGACCAAGGTCCTTGGAGGTGAGAGCTAGCTCTCACCCGGACCGAACGCCATGGCTATGGATGCTTTACCTTAGAAAGGAAGCATGAAAAGCCAAATAGTGTTCCTACAGATGCTACTCGAAGATGTGAGTAGCAGATGTCGCACAAGCACCCACCGCGATCTTAAAACGATCGCGGAACGGTTCAAACATGAAGGTATGTCGTTTCTAACGATTACCTTGCCGAACTTTGCTAATGACTTTCAAAAGGCATTAGACATTGAGTTCGCAGATCCCTCCCTGTTTGTCGGTTTCCGACGACAGGGTCAGCTCCCAAGTTTCCTTGGTGGGCTGTTGGATCAAGTGTTTGACCGCGGGAGTGGGCGATTGCTTGATGATCCTAGCATCGCTGCGATCCAATCGATTCGCCAAGTAACAATGGCGTTCGGAAAGATCGAGCTGGAATGTTCATATGAACGAGTACAGGCAGCGTACCAGGAATACATCAAGTGTGAGTCGGACATCCGGGACGGTGATCGCGCTCGTAGCTCTCATGATCTCATGGACTACAGGCGTGTGGCTAATCTCCTCTGGAGGAGCCTCAATTCCCGTATCGATCGAAAGATCTACTACGGAGAATTGACACCATCTCATGGTCCAGGCGCGACAGCTGATAACCTAAAAGGGAATCAGAAGTACACTCTAAAAGAGTGGACAACGCGACTGGAAGCCGTATTTCCATTCATTGAATGGGCGGCTCCCGTTTACTCAGTCTATGACTGGGTGAACGAGCATGTGGATTTCCGCGAACCCGGGACTGAACGGCCCGTAAAGGTCATTCATGTCCCTAAAACGCTGAAGACACCTCGCATTATTGCAGAGGAGCCCACTTGCATGATGTTCATGCAACAGGCACTCCTCGCAGAAATGAAGGAAGAGTTCCGAGCTGATGTTAATGCTCGAAACTTGATCTGCTTCGATAGCCAAGTCCCTAACCAGGTCTTGGCCAGAGAAGGATCTGCCACTGGCAGATTGGCTACCCTTGATCTTAAGGAAGCCTCGGATCGTGTCTCCAATCAGTTAGTCCGTGAACTGTTTGCTAACTTCCCCCATTTGGGAGAAGCAGTGCAAGTTGTTCGTAGCCGGAAGGCTGATGTACAAGGCAAGGTCATAAGACTAGCCAAGTACGCATCTATGGGTTCAGCTCTCACGTTCCCTCTGGAGGCTATGGTGTTTTGCACCCTAGTCTTCTTGGGAATTGAACGAGAGCTCAATCGCCCGCTTACTCATAAAGATATTAAACGTCTTTATGGGCAAGTGCGTGTCTACGGGGATGACATTATTGTCCCTGTAGAATATGTGAGCTCAGTGATACGCACGCTTGAGCATTTTGGTGCTCGAGTGAACATGCGCAAGTCTTTCTGGACTGGAAAGTTCAGAGAGTCTTGTGGGGCTGACTTTTACGCTGGCAAGTCTGTTGACGTTGTCAGAGTTCGTAAGGTCTTTCCCCAGTCACTGAGGGATGGAGAAGAGATCGAGTCGATTGTCTCGCTAAGGAACCAGCTCTTTGAGCTTGGCTACGAGCGTACAGTTGACTGGCTTGATACTAGAATCCAGAGTATCTTGTCCCACTTCCCTGTTGTTACAAGGGATAGTGGCGCTCTCGGGAAGTGGGGCCACGGACACGTTTATGACGTAACCGATTGGCACCGGGAGGAACAGAGGCCCCTGGTTAAGGCCTATGTATCTATTCCTAGGATACCGAAGAATTCAATCGACGGATATCCTGCGCTTCTTAAGGTGTTTCTGAAGCGGGGCCAAACCCCGTTTGAGGATCCAAAACATCTGATCCATTCCGGAC